TCAAAAAATTTAACATACCGTGTCTGTTAAAAAAAATTTTTTTCACTTTTTCCAACTTCCTATATCAAACTACATCACGCAGACACCACCGCCCTGTTTATTCCTCTTAGTAGATTGCCTTATTTTTTTATCTGTTGTATAGTTAAATTAACAATACAATGCCCGAAACCACCCAAAAACAAATCACCGTAGAGATCCGCCCACAACCCAAACAATATAAATGCTATCTCAAGTTGTTTGACACGGTGACAAGGTTTATCGGCTTTGGTGGCGGTGCTGGTGGGGGCAAGACGTGGCTAGGGTGCGAGTGGCTTCTCCAAATGTGTTATCGCTATCCCGGAAGCAAGTGGTTTATTGCCAGAAAAGAGTTAAAGAGGTTGATGGGTTCTACCTATGTTACTTGGAGTAAAGTCTGTTCTTATCACCATATCCCACAGACAGATTGGAGATTAAATGGACAGTATAATTATATTGAGTTTATTGCTGGAGCGGCTAAGGGTTCAAGGATTGACTTAATTGATGTGGACTTTAAGCCGTCTGATCCTATGTATGAGAGGTTTGGTTCGCTGGAGTATACCGGAGGCTGGGGAGAGGAGGTGGGGGAGTGGAATTTTGACGCGTTTGATGTGCTGAAATCTAGGATTGGACGCTGGAGAAATCAGGAGTATAAGTTGTCGACACCTAAGTTTTTGCTGACGTTTAACCCGACTAAAAATTGGTTGTATCGGATATTTTACCAGCCGTGGAAGAATGGAAGTTTACCTCCGGAGTATTGTTTTATTCAGAGTTTGTATATGGATAATGAGTTTACGGCCAAGGAGTATGGGAAGTCGCTAAATGAGATAACCGATCCGGTGACAAAGGCTAGACTTAGAGATGGGATTTGGGAGTATGAGGATAGCGAGACGTCTTTGGTGCAATATGACTGTATTATGGATATGTTTACCGGGACGGCAGAGCCGTCACAGGAGTTGTATTTAACTTGCGATATTGCTCGGTATGGCTCGGATAGGAGTGTTTTTGGGGTATGGCAAGGGTGGGAGCTATTTAAGGTGGTGACTAAAAGTCACCAAGGGACGGATGTGACTGCCGGAGATATTAGAAACCTGTTGAGTCTACACCATATTCCGTATTCTCATTGTGTGGTGGACGAAGATGGTATTGGAGGGGGAGTGGTAGATCAGCTTCGGGGAGTTAAGGGGTTTGTTAATAATTCTTCACCGATAAAAACAAAATCGTGGATGAAGCCGGGAGAGGATGATCTAAAAAAGGAGAATTATCGTAATCTTAAAACACAATGTAGTTATATTCTGGCAGAGAAGATAAATACCCACAAGGTGGTGGTGTCTGCGAAACTCCGGGAGGCGGATAGGGAGGCGATGATAGAGGAGTTGGGGCAGATTAGGAGAAAGATTACTGATGATGTGGGGACATTACAGATTGTGGGGAAAGAAGAAATCAAAGAAAATTTGGGGAGATCTCCGGATTTAAGTGATATGATGATGATGAGGGCATATTTTGAACTAGATAAGCCGATGAAATTCAAGATGCCGGACTTGTCTGTTATTGGTTTTGGTGGGGTAAATCCCTACTTTTAATTTTTTCTGATATATTCTAACTATGATAAGTGAAAAAATGATTACCAAAGACAAGATGGAGTTTATTCTAAATGCGGATGCGAGGGATGGCTATGAGTTTCAAAAAAGAAAGCAATCAGATTGGAAAGAAAATTATGAATTGTATCGGGATAAGGTAATTACCAATAGATTGACACAAAGGCAATCGGTGAATATCCCCCTGATGAAACAGATAATTAAAACTTTACTCAGTAAGATAGATGATTTTGTTGATCTGGAGTTTACTAATTTGGATAATGATAAGCAAAAAGAATTATTTTATAGTTTGTACTGGACAGATGTGGTTAAAAGAGAGAACCGATTGGAGCTAAAAGACAAAGTAGACAAAAAACAGGTTATGTTATTCGGAAGAAGTTTTGAAAAACTAAATGTTATGGCCGGTAAGGTAAAATTTCATATCATAGATCCACAGGATATGAGGGTAGATAGGTATGTTGATCCCACTGATATTGACTCGGCAAAATATATTATTCAAGATAATATTTTTGAGACTTTAAGCGACCTAAAACAAAATGCAATGTATGACCAAGATGTAGTTAAGAAGATGGAAGAGTTTTTTGAGACAGAAATTGGACTTCAATTATCTCAGGACAATAACGATCAGTTGGCGAGGAAAAATGATGCCATGAAAGATATGGGAGATACTTCTATTGATAATCCGGAACTTGGTCACACCTTAGTTCAAATGCAAGAGGGATTTTTCAAGGTTTACAACCCGGATATAGAAGAAGAGGAAATAATTTTTACTGTAAGTGGGGCAATAAAGGTAGATGGACAAGATAATAGGTTAATTCTCTTTATGGACACCTTGGAGAACGTAATTGATCCTAATGGTAATTGTCCAGATCACTTTTGGAGATACCACTACCCAATTGAATCTTGGGGAGAGGATATTGAAAACCGAGATTTTTGGTGTGATGCGGTGGCGGACAGCGTTAGAACTCCAAATAAAATCGTCAATTCGTGGTTTAGTCAAACGGTTGAAAATAGAACTTTACGGAACTTTGGGATGAATTATTATAATTCTTCTTCGTCCGGAGAAGATGGGGCATTTATACCTCAAACATTTGAACCAAAAGCATGGGGTTGGTATCCAATTCCGGGTAATCCAAATGATTTAATTAAAAGTGTAGAAATACCTCAATTAACCGGAAATTTGGAAGAAATTAACTTTGTAGTTGGAATTGCGGAGAAAGCAAGTGCGGCTACGGCTATCACTCAGGGAGTGGCGGAGAGAAAGAGAATTACCCTTGGGGAAATCCAACTTCTAGCCGGTAATGCGATGGATAGAATCCAAAGTATGAGTCTTTACTACCAACAGGTTTGGTTAAATATAGGGCAAAAATATGTAAAATTAGTAGAAGCGATGGGAAATGATATTGAAGCAGTCAAATTATTTAAAAAAGGTTATCAAGGGACTGTCTTTAATAAAGAACTTACTCCTCAAAGTTGGAGATCTGCGAGTGGATATAGTGTTAAGGTTATTAGTAAAAAAGACAAATCTGATCAGGATTTAGATCAAATTCAAAAATTAAATGCTGTTAAGTCATTTATGCCAATGAATACGGCATTAAATGATATAATTAAAAAGAAATTATTAGACGTTGGAGGTTTAAATCCGGATGAAATAAAAGTAATTATGGAGGCAGAAGCAAAAATGCCAAGTCCGATGACACCTCCTGTTGAACCGGGTGATGTTAATATCCCCAAAATGACACCGCTAAGCCAGTTACCACCTCAAAGTACGCCCGGTGGTGGGGTTTAGTGTTATTATTTAATCAATACAATGAATATCTTAGATCAATTAGTAGAAAAATTAGGGGGATGGGAGAACTTAAACTCAGAAGAACAGGCACTTTATTTAGATCATATTAAAGTAATTGAGGGAAAAGCGATTACGGTTGACGATACTAAAGACTTTGTTCGGAGAATGATTACTAGCATTGAAAGAATTTTAGTAGACACCCCGGAAAAAAGCCGAGAGTCTATGAATTTAAAAGCCAGACTAAAAAACTTCCTATTATTGGAGGATTTTTTATATTCTGCTGATAGAGCCAAACAATCTTTAGAAAAATTTTATTCAACCAATCCAAAACTATGATCGCAAAAAATACCCTAGATTCTATTACGCTTAAATATTTAGAAACCTTGTTAAATAAGAATCCGGAAGATTTAGTCCCGGATGAAATTACTTTTCTTCATGCCAGAAGTGCTTATCTAAACAAGAGTGAGTTAGAGTCACTTCCTAAAATGGTAGAAAAAGTAAAAGAAGAACCTAAAAAAGAGGTTCTAAAATGGAAACCAAAAGTTCTTAAATAATTATTTATTAAGCAAACCCCGAATAGGGACGCAAAATTATGACAGTAACAAACAAAACAAAACCAGTCGTAGATGAGGCAGAGTTAGATAGGTTAGCCGCCGAAGAAGAGGCTAAGGTAGATGAGGTTAATGATGACGCCGAAGAGCCAGAAACTCCTAAAGTGCCGGAAGTGCCAGAAACACCAAAGGTTGATTGGGAAACTAAGGCCAAAGAGTCTGCCAAAGAAGCTCTGGTCTTAAAAGCTCAAATAGATAAGATTGAGGAAGAAAAGACTAAAAAGGTGGAAATTACCGAGGATTTTCTCAAAGAGAAATACCCGGATTGGGAAGATATGACTCTTGGTGAACAAAAAGCTATTAAAAAGACCGAAGAATTAGCTCAAGAACTCCAAGAAATCAAAAACAATACTAATCAGTTTAACAACGATCGGAAGTGGCAAGAGAACGTGGAGACTTATATCAACGAAGAAGTCCCAGACCTATTTCCTAAAATTGTTGGTAGAGAAGAGGAGTTTAAAAGATTTGCTACCCGGCCATCTCGAAAAGGATTGCCAATGGACGATCTAGCCAAAATATTCTTATTTGAAAATCCGGTAACTGAAAAGAAGCGATCATTATTTCACGCTTCCGGTGGTGAAGCTCCTCCGGCAAAAGAGGGGATGACTCCAGAAGAGGCCGCAGAATTGATGAGAACTAGACCGGGAGAATATGTCCGGCTAATAAGAGCTAAAAAACTAAACATCAAAATCTAACCTAAAATTAGGTTTGCCACTTGACAAATGAGTATAGGTATCAGATATTCTTCTTAGTACCAAACTCTTCTGTGTAAGAACGGTAATTTATATTATTTGTTTTTATATAGAAAAATATGGCAAACTATGGAACGACTTTAGCCCAAGGCTTTAGTCAAAAAGTAATTTCCCTTTTCTTTGAACAGTCCATTGCTATGGATATTAGCAATCAAGACTATGAGGGTGAAATCAAAGATAAACTTAGCAAACTGAACATAATGACGTTCGGTGCTATTGCTCTTAAAAATTATGTCGGATCGGCTCTTACTGCTGATGACGTGACCGAGAGTGTTGGTGTCCTAGAGACTGACCAACAGAAGGCTTATTATTTCAAAATCCAATCTCTTCAAAGATTTCACTCCTGGATCAAAAATCCAGATGGAACTTTAATCGATACCTTAGCAAAAACATTGGCTCAAGAAATTGACTCCTTTGTTCTAGGTTTTGGTGGAGATGTTGCTGCTGGAAATCGTGTCGGAACTGACGCTAATGACTCAACAACCATCACAGTCACCGTCACAACCGGTGCTTTTGTGGTTGCTGGTGGTACTCCTGTTACTTCCGCTTGGGTTGGTAAAGGTATTAAATGCGTTGGACACACTAAATGGTACAGAGTTAAGTCTGTTTCCTCAACAACCGAGGGTGTTATGGAAGATGATTTAGATGATGTAGCTTCTCAATATACTGGTGGAGCAATCTCTGGTGGTACTTCCTATGTCGTTGAGTCTGTTTCTAAAGTCCAAGTCGCTTACAATACTTTCTATGGAAAGATCCTTGAACTTAAACAGAAACTTGATGAGGCTCAAATCCCCTCAAGTGATAGGTTCTTAATTCTTCCTCCAGCATTAGCAAATCTTTTGCTTAAGACTAGCGAGTTAATTCCCGCCGTTCCTACCGCATACGAAGCTGTCCTCAAAGGTTTCATTGGTGAAGTGGCTGGTTTCAAAGTCTATATGAGCAATCAAGTTGCCGGAGACAATACAGATGGCTATCAAGTCCTTGCCATCCACAAGTCCTGGTTGACCTTTGCTATGGGTTGGACTGAAAGTGGTATAGAAGATCTTATCGGTGATTTCGGTAAAGCCTACAAAGGCTTGAACATTTACGGTGCTAAAGTCGTAGATGAAAGACGAAAAGCTGCTGCTATGGGATTGTTCTACATTTAGTCATTAGTTGATTGACCGGGGGGAGAGAAACCTCTCCCCCTATGTGAGTAAACTAATTATTTTTTACTAAATATAAAATATGGCTATCTTTGAGCTAAAATCAGATCTACCGTTAAAGACACAGGAAAAAATTGATTATTTGGAGGCGATTGACTCTGCCAAAAGGACAACTGCCCAGGCCGCTTTCCTAACTGCTTTGACTCCTTACTTAACCAATGCCGTCTTAAGTGTAGACGCTTCTGGAAACATTGTGGCCGCTTCCGGCTTAACTGTCCCTACTGGATACTCCGGATTTGCTAAAAACGCTACCTTTGTTAAAACTGACGCTACTGCCAATGGACTTTATACCAACACCGGGACGACTTCGGTTGCCGCTTGGGATCTTGTAGATCAAGCCTCAACTTCAAATATAACAGATGGTGCGGTAACTATGGCAAAACTTGCCGATATTGCCACCAAAACATTTATTGGACGAGTCGCCGCCGGAACTGGAGTGCCAAAAGCCTGTTCGGTTGCCGAAGTAAAGACTGCTCTTGGATTAGACGAAACAATCTTAATTACTGGAACTCCAGTCAATGCTGTTGCTTCTGTTGGAACTTTAACTGTAACTGCTGGTGGAAATGATATTGCCGATGGCATGACAGTTTCTATTGGTGGTATAACTTATACTTTTAAAACTGCTTTAACTCCAACTGAGGGTGAAGTTTTAATTGGAGCAAACGATACTGCCACCTTACTTAATCTTAAAAATGCTTTAAATCACGCTGGAACTCCGGGTACTGATTATTCAGTTGCCGCCGCTAATCCTAGTGTTGTTGGTACTTCTTCGAACGCTACTACTTTGGTAATAACTGCTAAAGTCAAAGGAACTGTTGGAAATGCTATAACTTTTACTAAATCAGGTGCTTCTTTATCGGTAGATGGTGCTGGTTTTGTTGGTGGAACAGTAGTCGGTGTAAATGGATCAGTTGGTTCTCAATGGGAAGTCTTTGTTGACTCCAGTTACTTATATGTGGCGATTGCCGCAAATACTACTGCTGACGCAAATTGGCGTAGAATTAGTTTAGGCACAGCTTATTAAAAGTTTATAAAATATAAAAAAATATGGCAGCAGCTACA